CCCACTTTTCATAAGTTTTTTAGCTGCTGCCATGCCTACAACACGAGCTGCTTGTACTAGTAACGGTATCATTATTCTTCTCCTGCTGGCATTTGAGCCGCGCCTTGCTTAATCATCTCAGGTGTGCCTTTAACAGCCATCTGTTGCATCATCTGCATCTGCTGCTGTTGTTGTTGCATTTGCATAGCTTGGGCTTTCTCTTGTGCCTTCTGCTCTTCAGACTTAATAAGACCGTTGGTATCAATCCCCAGACTTGCGCCAAGTCGGTCAATGTAATCTGAGATATTCATTTCAGACGCTATTACCTGCGCCCCTAAAGGCTGTAAATATTGCAGGAATGTAGCAAGTTTATTAAGGTCTTGTCCTCTACCTAGAGCTTCAATACCTGTGACAATCGTAGGCTTGACTGCACCCTTGGGAAGCTTGGGCATTTTACCTGAGCGTTCAAGGGTAGCCATGATAGTCTTAATCAAAGGCATCTGTAGTTCTTGAGACAGGATTGAGTACACGCCACCAAGGGCAGACTCTAACTCCTGAGCCATGAAACGTACTTCCTCTGCAGTAACACGCTCAGCTTGACGCTGTACGCTACTATTCATAAGGAAGGCGTAGGATATTCTCTCGTTGATTGTCCGTGCTGTTTCAAGCGCAACCCTAAAGTCGCCGCCCTTTTGTACTTGCAAGGTAGAAACATCAGCGGCATCCCCACTAACGATAGCACCGTTGGGGCTTTCCGCTAGGGTTCTGGTCTTGGTTGTGCCGTTTGGTTTGACAAGGAACAGTATCTTAGATGAGGCCGCAGCCCCCTCAACAATAGCCTTTGTCAAAGCCTCAAGGCTTCTCAAGTCACCAATGTATTCTTCAACGTAACCTCTTCCATAATCTTCGCCATCTACACGAGTGAAACGTAGGGGTATGAAGGGGCATTCTTCTTCTTTGAATTTACCACGAGTACCAGGAATTTCTATTCCCTTTACCTCTTGGTAAACTTCCCAGCCTTTGTTCACACGAATGGTGTGTGTGTAAAGCTCAAGGTTTTTCATTTCTGTATCAGAGGTTTCTAATACCTCACGAATTTCTTGAGGGAGCATAAGTGCGTTAACACTCTCCTTCGTCAAAATTTCCAAAACATTGCCCATTGAATCACGCTTAACAACATAACGGTCAAGCTTGAATACCTTCATACCACCATTCTTTGGCATGTAGAGTAAGGCGTTACCTGTAACGATGAGTTGTTTGAGTGCTTCAAACACAGGTACACGCATTGCTTTGGACTCTATCTCCTGCATCCCTGCACGTTCAATACGAGACAAGGCCTCTTCAACTGCACCACGAGCATCAGAGCCTGCTAGTTCAGCAAGGTCAAAGTCATCAATGGTTAGGCGAAAGAACGGACTGTTAGGAGGTAGTAGTGTAAGGAGGAGCTTCGAGGCTAGGTTGTTAGTACCTCTTGCTCCCACCCCTTGATAGGGGGTTGTGTACACTGTGCTACCCGAATGTCCATCAGGGGGCAGGAGAGTAGGGATGGTCAATTCTGCGGCATCTCGTCCACGCTGTAGGAAGACATCTCTTGATGCTTCACACATAGCATAGCGTTTTGCGGCAGTGCCTTCGCTAATCTCTAAAGCCATTTTACTATCCTATGTTAACGCCTGAGCCAGCAGAACTTCCTGTACCTGATACAGTGTTCATGGCTATTGAAGGGTCTTTGGCAATCTTTAACTTGTCTTTGCCTTTCTTCTTCTTGGCATTGACATCAGATTGGGTTTCCATTTCAGCCATCTCTGTTTCAAACTCTGGACGTTCAGAGGTAAGGGGGGCTGCTTGTGCCTGCACAACAGGCTTGGGTGAACTAGGTCTAGACATACACATTGGTTTATTCCTCAAAATTTTGGTTGTACAACTCTTCCAGCTTATTCATTACAGACTGCTGGCCTTGCAGGTAACGGAGTTCCTCTATAGAAATCTCGTTTGCTGGAAGTTGGTTAGGGAACAAATCTTTAATGTGATTAAGAAGTTCCCCAGATAAAGTAGGGGCATCATTGA